CTCGCTGGTTGAATGCTCGTGCAGCTAGTTATGATAATTTGCGTGAGGGCATGTTGGGTGGCGTGTTTGATATTGACCCTGATGATAAGTTGTTGATTGATGAAATGTTGATGATTCAGTATCGTTTCAGCCAGAAGGGTGCTATACAAATTGAGTCGAAGGATGATATGCGTGGGCGTGGCGTGAAGTCTCCTGACTCTTTGGATGCTCTCGTTTATGCGACTGCTGATTTGTCTAATGTGGTTGGTGGTAAGTTTGTGGACCGTCAGCCGGGTGATGTTATCGGTTTTGATACTGCTTTATTAGATTCTAAGTTTCCGTTTTATTCTGAATGGGTTTGGTAGTAAAAAAATTTTTTGTGTGATAGAATAGTTTTACACCTATTTTGAGGATTTTTTTATGACTTTTGAGCAAGTTTCTGGTAGTTTTGATTCTGTTGCACAGAATGAGTTGTTGGCGGAGTCTTATGCTGCGATGGCGCAGGCTTTGCTTCGTTTTGAGGATGAGGGTTGGACCCGTTTGGAGGGTTACACTTCTGAGGCTGGGTTTAGTTTACAGAATTTGCAGTCGGCTGCGGAGCATATTCGTCAAGTTTCTGAAGCTAACCCGTTGTTAAAGCGTGGTGCTGGTTTGAGAACTAGCTACATTTTTGGGCGTGGTGTTTCGTTTACGGAGCAGCCGGCTCGTGTTGTTCGTGCGATTCAGGATATGCAGAATCAGGATGTTTTGTTTTCTGCTGAGGCTCAGGTCATTAATGAGCGTAGCCATTTCACTGATGGTCAATTTTTTGTGTTGGGTAATGTTGCTTCTAAAAAGTTTCAGCGTATCCCGTTTAGTGAGATTACTGCTGTAGTCACTGACCCTGATGACCCTGAACAGATTCGTTACTATCGCCGGTCTTGGACTCGTATGATTCAAGAGTTGAATAGTCCTAATCCTAAGTCTATGGATATGAATGTTTGGTATCCTGCTGACACTTATGAGCCTGCTGGTTCGTTTGCTCGTTCGATTCAGGGTCAGCCTGTTGATGCTGGTTCGCGCATGTTTGCTTCTCGTGTGAATCGTAGGGCGGGCCAGATTTGGGGTGTTCCTGACGCGTTCCCTGCATTGCCTTGGGCGCACGCATATAACGAGTATCTGAAAGATGGTTCTCGCATGTTGAAGGCTTTGTCTATGTTTGCTTGGCAGTTGAAAGCTAAAACTAAAACTGGTGGCACTGCAGCTGCTGCAGCTATTGCTACTCCTGCTAGTGTCGGTTCGACTGCTGTTATGGGTAGTGACATGGAGTTGTCTTCGTTGCCTCGTTCTGGTTCTGTGAATTTGAATGATGGTCGCCCTCTTGGTTCGATGGTTGCTTCTGCTTTGGAAGTTTCTGTTGTTGCTTTGCTATCGGACCCGGGAACTGCTGGCGCTTATGGAACTGCACAGACTTTGGATGTTCCTACTGTGAAAGCTATGGAGGCTCGTCAACAGGTTTGGACTTTGTTCTATAAGCGTATTTTGAAGTTCCTTGGTTCTAACATGGATAAGTTGGAAATCAACTGGCCTAAGATTGAGACTGAACCTTCTCAGCGTTTGATGCAGGCTTTGGCTTTGGCTAAGGAGTCTAACGCGATTTGGGATGATGAGTATCGTAATGCTGTTGTTGAAACTTTGGATATTGCAAAGTTGCATGACATGCCTCCTTCAGCTGAGGCTGCTATGGATGCACAGGGTAACTCTTCTGACGCTTCTAACGATGCTTCTATTGTGCCGGGTCAGGGCCAGTCTGGTGCTGTAGGTTCGATGCAAGACAATTCAAATGATTTGCGTGACGCAGATAATGCGCCTACTGCCTAATTGTGCAGTAGTGTGGTATAATAATACAAGTAAGTAAACTATTGGAGTTTTTATGGCTGTTTCGCTAAATGAAGCTGTAAGTTTTAGCGCCAACCCGACTAAGGGTAACAAGTGGCGTGTAAAAGTTATTGAAGCTGGCTGGGGTTCTTCCGGCTTTTATGGTCCTGAAATGTTGCAAACTTATGGTCCTCAAGTTTTTAAAAAGGGCACTAAAGTTTTTATGAATCACCCTTCGCTCACTGAGTCTTCGGACCGCCCTGAGCGTGACATTAATCAGCTTGCTGGTAAACTTGTTTCTGACGCTGTGTTTGTCGAGAACGGTCTGGTTGCTGATGTAGAGTTTTATTCTCACTATGCTCCGATTATTAAGGAGATGGCTGGGGATGTAGGTTTGTCTATTCGAGCATTTGGCGAAGCCAGTGTTGGTGAGGCAGATGGGCGTAAAGGCCCAATCATCGAATCGCTAATTGAAGACCCTTTGACTAGCGTTGATGTCGTTACTGTAGCTGGAGCGGGTGGCAAGTTCCTTGACCTCCTTGAAAGTTACACTAGAAAAGATGCTGAAACCGAACAGGTGACAGAATCCGTATCGGAAGGAAATGGAATGTCCATTACTAAGGAAGAATTTGATGCAGCTATTGCTGACCTCAAAGCTGCCTTCGTTGAGGCAATCACGCCTGTAGTCGAATCAGTTTCGATTCTGGCTGAGGCAGCCACTCCTGCTGAGGTTGAAGAAGTAGAGGAAGTCGTTGAGACTGAGCCTGCTGTTGACCCAGTAGATGTTGCTGTTAAGTTCAACGAATCTGGTCTACCTGCTAAGGCTCTTACTCGCATCGCTGAAGCGATGAAGTCTGAGTCGAACATGAAGACCATTGATGACCTTATCGCAGAGGAGAAGGCATATGTTGCTGAAATCTCTGAGTCTGTCATCGCCCCTGTAGCTGACACCACTGGTGTTATCCACGAGGCAACCAAGTCAAGCCTTGCAGATGAGTTCGCAGCTGTTGTGAACCGCATTTCGGGCAAATAGTAGAAGGAAAAAGTAAATGGCTCTTAACGAGATTTACAAAGATGGCAACGAGCTTGTCCTTCCTGTAGCCAGCACTGTTAACTCAGGCGACTTGGTTCAGGTTGGTCAAATCATCGGTGTCGCACAAAATGACGCAGTTCAGGGCGAGGATGGCAACTACTACGCCACTCTCAAGATGAATGGCGTTTTCAAGTTCACTACTTCGGTAGCTGTAACTGTTGGCGCAGCAATGTATGTTACATCTGCTGGCGTTATCAATGTTACTGCTTCGGGTAACAAGTTCATCGGTCACGCTGTGACAGCTAAGGCTGGCACTTCGGCTGGCGACATTTATGTTCGTCTAGTTCCGGCTGCTGCGTAAGGTTAGGTAAATTATGGAAAACATTACTCCTCGTCAAGTAGAAGCTGCTAAGCTTCTCGAAGGTGCCCTTCGCGGTGACCGCAACGACAAGCTGAAGCTTCAGGAAGGTATCTCTACTAGCGACCTACCTGTTCAGCTGACTCCTACCATCAACAAGATTCTCCTAGAGAACTATGCTGCTGCTCCTAAGGTTTGGGACCGTTTCTCGACTCGCCTCGTGCTTGACGACTTCCGTCCTCAGACTTTCCAGAACCTTGCTTACGATGACGAAGGCAAGAACAACCAAGGCGATGTGTTCCGCGAAGGTTCACTTCCTACCGTTGGCGAGTATGACGAATACCCGACTGCTGGTTGGTTCAATGTTACAGAGAAGACCCTTTCTCTGAAGAAGGCTGGTCAGCGTATCCGCTTCAGCTGGGAAGCTATCATCAACGATGGTAACATTGGTCTTCTAGAGCGTCTACCTATCGAGCTTGGCCTAAAGGCTGCCGGTAAGGAAGACGAAGAAGTTACTAAGCAGCTTGTTGCTGCTGGCGGTCTAAACACCACTAACTTCAACTCGGGTAACCAGAACCTATTCTCAGGTAACGGTGCTCTAACTCTTGAGAACCTAGAGCTTGCTATTCAGGCTGCTAACCTACAGACTTACAACGGTCGTCAGGTTGCTCCTATCTCGCGTTTCGCTCTAGTTATCCCTCAGGCTCTTGAGTTGACTGCTCGCAAGATTCTTGCAATCCAGTCGGTTCAGGTTGACTCAGTTGTTGGCGATGTTACTACTCGCACAATCACTGGTAACCCTGTTGCTTCTCAGGTTGAGATTGTTGTTAACCCTTGGATTAAGAAGATTAACGCTTCTGCTGACGCTTACTGGTTCCTAATTCCAGTTCCGGGTCAGTCGCTAAACCCTGCTGTTGCTCTTGGATTCCTTCGTGGCTACGAGACTCCTGAGCTTCGTGTCAAGGCTAACGGTGGTTTGTTCCTTGGTGGAGGTGCTGTCCCTGTGCGCGATGGCTCGTTCGACAATGACGACTTCGAGATGCGTATCCGTCACATTGCAACTGGTGGCTTCCTAGTTCCTGCTGGAACTATCGCCTCGACTGGTGCAGGTGCTTAGTCTTTAGACTACACTAAAAAGTCCCCTCACTTCGGTGGGGGGATTTTTTTTTGCCACAAATGTTATAATACTTGTCCACCCCAAATCATTTAAAAACCTTAAAGGAGGACTATAACTTGTTTTCGTTCAAATTGACAGAAGAGTTTCTGTCAGATTACCGTAATCGTAAATCACCGTTTGGCTATCAGGATGTTGCTGGTAACTCGGTTGGTGAGATTACTTTCTTGAGAACTTATTCTCGAAAGAAACCTGATGGCACTAAGGAAACTTGGGCCGAAGTTTGTGAGCGTGTCATTAATGGCATGTATTCGCTACAGAAGGACCATTGCAAAACTAACCGTTTGCCTTGGAATGACCAGAAAGCTCAGGCTTCAGCTAAGGAAGCTTTTGACCGTTTGTTTAACTTGAAGTGGACTCCTCCGGGTCGTGGCTTGTGGGTTATGGGCACACCGATTGTGAATGAGCAGAAGAACTCTGCAGCTTTGCAGAACTGTGCGTTTGTGTCTACTAAGGAAATGTCGAAGCAGAACCCTGCGAAGCCTTTCGGCTTTTTGATGGAAGCATCCATGTTGGGTGTTGGTGTCGGTTTTGATGATAAGGGTGCTGATTCGGGTTTTGAAATTTATCAGCCTCTTGAACCGTCTGAATATATTATCCCTGATACTCGTGAGGGTTGGGCTGAGTCTACTGTTGCTTTGATTAACTCGTTCTTGAAACCTAATCAAAAGAATTGGGATTTCAACTATGACGCTATCCGCCCTTATGGTGCAGCGATTGCAACTTTTGGTGGCACAGCTTCAGGTCCAGAACCGTTGATTAAGCTGCACAACAATATTCGTAAACTGTTTATTGGTCGTGCTGGTGAACAGTTGACTCGTAGAGACATTGCTGATATTGGTAACATGATTGGTGTTTGTGTCGTTTCGGGTAATGTGCGCCGGTCTGCAGAGTTGCTTATTGGTCGTATTGATGATGAGGATTTCTTGAACTTGAAGAATCCTGAACGCTTCCCTGAACGCAATTCGTATGATGCTGAAACTCCGGGCTGGGCTTGGATGTCTAACAACTCTGTCGAGGTTGAGGTTGGCACAGACTTTACGCCTATCGTTGATGGTATTGCTCGTAACGGTGAGCCGGGTGTTATCTGGATGGATATGTCTCGCAAATTTGGGCGTATCACTGACGGGCCTAACAATAAGGACCATCGCGTTGTTGGTTACAATCCTTGCGCGGAGCAGTCGCTTGAATCGTATGAGATGTGCACACTGGTTGAAACTTATTTGAACCGTCACGACTCTTTGGCTGATTTTAAGCGCACTCTGAAGTTCGCTTACCTTTACGCTAAGACTGTGACGCTTCTGCCTACGCATTGGGAAGAAACTAACGCAATCATGCAGCGTAACAGACGCATCGGAACTTCGATGTCGGGTGTTGCAAACTTTGCTGATGACAAGGGTTTGCCTGTGTTGCGTTCATGGATGGATGCTGGCTATAACGCTGTGAAGAGTTATGACGAGTCTTACAGTGAATGGTTGGGTATTCGTGAGTCGATTAAGACTACAACTGTGAAGCCTTCGGGCACTGTGTCGATTCTTGCTGGTGAGTCGCCGGGTGTGCACTGGACTGTTGGTGGCGAGTTTTTCTTGCGTGCTATCCGTTTCGGTAACACTGACCCGATGCTTCCTCTTTTCAAGATGGCTAACTACACTGTTGAGCCTGCTTCGGAATCGCCTGACACTACTTCGGTAGTTTACTTCCCTGTGAAGTCTGGCGCGAAGCGTGCTGAGCGTGATGTTTCTATTTTCGAGAAGATTGCGTTGGCTGCTACTGCACAGCGTTACTGGTCTGATAACTCTGTTTCGGTTACTGTGTCGTTTGACCCTGAGACTGAAGCTGAACATATTGGCACAGTGTTGCACATGTATGATGGTCAGTTGAAGACTGTATCGTTCTTGCCTTCAGGTAATCATGTGTATCCTCAAATGCCTTATACTCAAATTTCTGAGGAAGAGTATAACAAGTATGCGATGGAGTTGTTCCCGATTGACCTTTCTGGTGTTTATGCTGGTTTGGCTGCTGAAGCTATTGGTGATGCGTATTGCACTACTGATGCTTGTGAAATCAAGTTGATTGTGGAGAATCAGAAGTAGCATATGCTATAATATACATATAGCGACTCCTCCTTTCGCTATTGTGTGTGCGAAACCGGCCCTGTTGAGATTAATTTCTCCGGGGCCGGTTTTTTCATTTTGTGTGGTATAATGGTTGTATTATGATTATCTTTCCAGATACGAATCTCCCTCCTCGTTCACAAGAGTGGACCGACAAGGTTGAGTATGAAATCAAGAAGCTTGACAAGCGCCCGATGGGTGGCGGTGGAGGTTCTGGTGATGGCACTCCGGGACCTCAGGGGCCTCAAGGTCCTCAGGGTCCTCAGGGTGAGCCGGGACCTCAGGGTGAGCAAGGTCCTCAAGGTGTTCAGGGTGAGATTGGTTTAACTGGACCTCAAGGTATTCAGGGTATTCAAGGTGAGACTGGTCCGCAGGGTCCTCAAGGTGAGCAGGGCGTTCAGGGCGAAACTGGTCCTCAGGGTATTCAAGGAGTTCAGGGCGAGACTGGTGCTACTGGGCCTGCAGGTCCTCAAGGTGAAACTGGTGCTACCGGAGCGACTGGTCCTCAAGGACCTCAGGGCGTTCAAGGTATTCAGGGAGAGACTGGGCCTCAAGGTCCGCAGGGTGAGACTGGTCCTGCTGGTCCGACTGGCCCTACGGGTGCTACTGGTGCGACTGGAGCTACTGGCGCTACTGGTCCGCAGGGTTTAACTGGCTTGTCAGCTTATCAGGTTGCTCAGCTTAATGGTTTTACGGGCACTGAAGCCGAATGGCTGGCTTCTTTGGAAGGTCCACAAGGTCCACAGGGTATTCAGGGTGAAACTGGCGCTACGGGCGCTACAGGGCCTGCTGGGGCTACTGGAGCCACAGGCCCGGCTGGACCTACAGGGCCAACTGGACCTACTGGTGCTACTGGCGCAACGGGACCTGCTGGTCCGGGTATTGCTGAGGGTGGAACTACTGGTCAGATTCTCGCTAAAGTTGATGAAACTGATTACAATACTGAATGGATTGACAACTACACTTCGCAAGTTAAACACCTTGTAAAGAACGGTTCCGGCTCTCCAATGATTAAAGGTCAGGTTGTTTACATTAACAACGCTGACGGAACTAACATGCTTGTCGCGCTCGCGGATGCAGATTCTGATTCAACTTCTGCAACAACTATCGGTTTGCTTGCTCAAGACCTTGCAGTTAATGGGCAGGGTTTTGTTATTACTGAAGGTTTGCTTGCAGGGCTTGACACTTCGATGGCTGCAGCTGGCGACCCTGTGTGGCTTTCTTCAACGCCGGGCGGTAAACTTTACGGTCTAGCTAATAAGCCTCAAGCACCTGTGCACATTGTTTACTTGGGTGTTGTCACTCGCGCACAGTCAAACAATGGTGAAATTTTTATCTCAGTTAATAATGGTTGGGAGCTTGACGAGCTTCACGATGTAAAGATTACTAGCGTTGCTGCTGGTGAAGTTATTCAGCGCACAGCAAGCAACTTGTGGGAAAACAAGACGCTTGCTGAGGCTGGCATTTCTGCAGTTGGTCACACTCACGCTATCGCTGATGTCACAGGTTTGCAGTCTGCTCTCGAGGGTAAAGCAGATGACGCTACCACTCTTGCTGGTTATGGTATCACTGATGCTTATACTGAAACACAAGTTGACGCGCTTCTAACTGGTAAAGCAAACAGCACCCATACTCATGCAGCAGCTGATGTTACTTCTGGAACTTTCGCAATTGGTAGAATACCAACTGGAAATACTGCCACAACTGTTGCACTTGGCAACCACAATCACTCACTTGACTCGCTTTCAAATGTTACGATTACTACAAACTCCTCTGGTGAAATTCTAAAGTGGAATGGCACAGCGTGGATTAACAACACACTTGCTGAGGCCGGTATTCAGCCAGCAGGTTCATATCTAACTGGCAACCAGACTGTCACACTTTCTGGTGATGTTACTGGTTCAGGTGCTACAGCAATTACAACTACTTTAGCAAACAGCGGTGTAACTGCTGGAACTTATAAGTCTGTGACTGTTGACTTGAAAGGTAGAGTAACAGCAGGAACTAACCCGACCACAATTGCTGGTTACGGAATTACGGATGCCTACACTGAAACCGAAGTTAACTCCTTACTTTCCACCAAGGCAAACACTAGCCACACTCATACTGTGAGCCAGATTACTGATATTCAGTTGCCGGGTTCAGCTGGTATTCCTTTCAGAATGGCAGCAGGTTCAGCATCTAACGGAACAGCTTTGCTTGTAAATGGTCAGGAAGGTTTTACTTTAACATTCCCTGTAGGTAGATTCACTCAAGCACCTATCATGACTGGTTCAGCTTCATCACCTCGTCACACTGTTTCTTTTACTGGAATTTCATCTACAGGATTTACAATTAACATGCGAAATGTTTCTGACGCTACAGGAACCGCATACAGCTACTATTGGCAAGCAATTCAAATGACATCAGGAGCAGCAGCAGGATAATGATAGTTACATTAATATGTGAAACAGTAGGT